ACTGGACTTCGCCAGTGACGATTTTGTTCGGATTGCTGGCTCTGGTAGGTCTGTCAAGTACTATTTTTCTGACCCTGAGATCACCCTTAAATCAGCACCAGAAAAGAATGTAAAATTTCCAGGTGCAGATATACAATTTAATCTGACCGCAGAAGATTTAATTGCATTGCAGAAAGCATCTGCTGTGTATAGTCTTCCTGATATGTCATTCCAGTCTAAGGATGGTAAGGTTAGATTAGTATTATCTGATAAAGAGAATGATACTAGTAATACATACAAGCAAGATATTGTTGGTGAGTGTACTGGTGATTATTCTTTAGATGTTAAGATTGAAAACATTAGATTGCTACCAGGTGATTATAATGTTAAGGTATCTAAAGCATTGATTTCGGAATGGAATAATACCACATTAGATTTAACTTATTACATTGCGTTAGAACCATGACCCATCATACAAGAGTTGTTCAGATTTCTTTTACTCCAAAGGAGCAAGACCTTCTGAAGATTCTTGATGAGTTGGTTAAGTATGACCTTTCTCCTAATAGGTCTGCGTGGTTCAAGAATCAAATTCGTTTAAGATATTACGATATGCGTGACAAAGGTATTATTACACAAAGTGATGAAGAATGATTTTTTATGGGTGGAACGATACCGTCCCACCATTGTTGAAGATTGTATCCTACCTGACAGTATCAAGAATGTATTCAAAGGTTTTGTTTCTCAAAAAGAGATACCAAACCTTTTGTTGTCTGGATCTGCTGGTGTAGGTAAGACTACAATTGCCAAAGCTCTATGTGATGAGATTGGTGCATCCTACATTATGATCAATGGATCTGATGAGGGTAGGTTCCTTGACACTGTGAGGAATAGAATAAGGAC